CCTACGAACCTCACCAGTGGCAGGCGCAGGCGCTGCCGGCGGCGTGAAGGCGTCGTACATCATCAGGACGGCGGCCTGCCACTGGTGAGGTTCGTAGGTGGTGACGAACTGCTGCAGCTTCACCGGGTCGGCCAACTGGCCCTTGATGAAGGCGACCTTGGCCTCGTGCCCGGGCTGGTGCTTGCGTTGCTCCAGCGTGGCGTCCATTTGCGTAGCGGCTTGCTGGACCGTGGCCTGGAACTGCTGGAAGTCCTGGGTTTGCTGCTGGGTGCGCTGCGCCGTCTGGTTCTGCGTGCGAAGGCGGACCATCTCCAGGGCGTCCTCGCGCGACAGGGTCATGCCGTCCACGCGCGCCTTCAGGTCCGGGTGCTGTGCCAGCAGGTCGACGCCGGCAACCTCGGTGCCCAGGCGCGTGGCGATGTCGGCCCGCAGGCCCTCGATCTGCTGCAGCGCGCTCTGGAGTTCCTGTGGGTTGCTCGACTTGTACAGCCGGCCCAGGGTCAGGACGGTGTTGAACTCCTCGGGCGCCAGGCCGCTGTCGCTGACCATGCGGCGCACGCTGTCGAGCTGCTGCGTGGCCTCGGTGGCCCGGCGCTCCAGCTCCGGCACGGCCTTCACGCGGTCGGTCAATTCAGTCCAGCGTGCCTTCGCCCGCTCGGTGATGCCCTCAGGCGGCGTCATGTCGAATTGGCCAGGGGCTGCAGGCGCACCTGCTGGAGCTGCGGGCGCTGCAGCTGCCGGCGCAGGAGCAGCAGGTGCTGCTGGAGCCGCGCCAGCGGCAGGCGCAGGCGCTGCCGGCGTGCCTGCGGCGGCAGGTGCTGCGGCAGGATCGGTGCCGACTGCATCTAGGAGCGTGTTCAGGCCCTGGAAGGGGTCTGCTGGCGCGTCAGCGGCTGGAGCTTCGGCGGGCGCGGCGGCCGGCGCCTCGGCCGCATCGGCATTGGCGTCCGGGCTGGGTGCGGGCGATGGAGCTACGCCACCACCGGCCGCGCCGGGTTCGTCGTTGAAGAATCGTCGGATGAGGTTTTTGATGTGCATGGTGTCCTACTGCAGGGTGGCAGGATTTGCCAGGGCTGGGCCGCCTGGCGTCGGCATGCCCGGCTGGGCGCCGGGGATCGGGGGAGCGCCAAGCGCGGGCTCTGCGGGCTGCGCTGCTGGCTTGGCGGGGAGGAAGCGGTCGACGTCGATCGTCTCGTCGAAGCGTGCGGCGGTCTCGCGCACCAGCTCGCGCTCAGGCGTGCTGTCACCGCCCATGGTGTCGATCTGGCGGATGGCCATGACCATTTCGCGGATGAGGGGGAGCGCGCGCGTCCAGGTCTCCTGCGCCTGCAGCTTGTTCGGTGCCGCAGTGGAGCCGGCCCGGATCTTCATCATGATCAGGTTGAAGACCGTCTCCGGCGAGGCCTGCGCCGGCCACTCGTAGGTGGGCGGCGGCGGCGGCTCAGGCTGGGGCATGGGCGCACCCATGGCGGCGCTGGCCATCGCCATGATCGGGTTCGGCGGCTCCGGTGGCGTGGGCTGCGGGCCCATGATGGTTTCGACCATGGCCGGCGTCATCGACAGCAGGCACACCTCGCTGGCGAACTGGGCAATCTCCGTCAGCCAGTCCTCGATCTGGTCGCGGAACTCGGCCACACGCGCGGCGAGCGACTGGTCCGAGATGGCTGCCTCCGTGGCGGTCTTTGCCTGCACCACCACCGAGCGCGCGGCATCCTGCAGGCCTGACACCATCTCCCAATCGTTGCGGATCGGGCTGGTGTCGTAGACCGCCGGGTCGATCGGCAGCTGCACCGCGACTTCCACTTGGCTGCCGAGTGGCTGCCCGCCTGTGTCGATTGACACGAACTCGCCGATCTCCGGGTGCACGCGCTTCGTGATGGCCTTGTCGGGAACGTCAGCACCCACGATGTAGTGCGGCCGGATGTTCTTGCGGACCTCAGCGAACTTGTCGCGCGTCTCGTTGTGCTCGATCTGCAGCTTCTCCAGCACGTCCACCATGCTCTGCGCCACGAACTCGCCGTCGACCGACTGGAACGGCAGCAGAAAGTAGGGGTACCAGCGCTCACCCAGGCGCTCGGGGTGATAGGGTGCGCGCGCGAACTTCGATTCGATGCCCGCCACCATGGTGTAGATGGTGTTGTCGACCTTGCTCCAGGCCTCGTACACCATCACCATGGGGTCTTCGCCACCAGCCACCAGCGCGGCCCCGGCGTACATCCCCCGGCGCGGGGCATCGTCGGTCACGTCCTTGCCCACCTTGAAAGTGGTGGCGCGGTCCAGCAGGCTCGCCCCGTCTGCCCCGGTCAGGTCGGGGAACAGGCCCTTCGCCTTGGACCTGCGCATGGGAATCTTCTCGATGAGCCAGTCGCCCATGGCGTAATCCCAAATGTCCTCCACGGCCGGATCGGGCAGCAGCCGCTCGGTGCGCACCATATCCATGGTCAGGCCCTCGGCGGCCACCACCTCTCGCTGGGCCTCCAGGCCGGCGATGGCCTGCTCGAGCTCGCGCTTCTGCGCCTCCTGGTCGCCGCGCTGCTCGGGGTCTTCAATCTCGGCCAGCAGCGCGTCGATGTGCGCCAGGTTGTCCTGCGTGTCCTCGATCCGCGCCTTGATGATCGGGTCGACCTTCATGTCGCGCTGCCACTGCACCTTGACCACGCCAAAGCTGCAGGTCATGGCCGCCTTCACTGCGCGCTTGGCCTTCTGCTTGAGCTTGGCGTCCTCCAGCATGGTCTGGGTCACCGTGCTCACGGTGTCGGCGAACAGGCGCAGCGGGCGCGACTTGTTCGTGGGCTCCCCCGACATTTCCGGGTTCTTGGCGTAGACCTTGGACAGCACCACGGAGATGGTCGAGGCGATCAGGTTCGCCCGGTCCTTGTTGTACGCGGCGGTGTCGGGCTCGGCCTTGTCGTCGATGCCGCGCACCACCTTGCGGTTGTGGGCGACCCGCTTATGGAAGGTGCCCCAGTGCTTCTCCGACGCCTTGACGCGGTTCATCCACGTCTTCACCAACGGGTCGGCCTGTGGGTCGGTGCTGGTCTGATTATTGGGCGCCTCCATCGAGGAGGGGTTCACGCTGGGCGCGGGCGCGTCAAGGGGTTGCTGCATGGTCGGTCCTGTGGCTGTCGTCGGCGGTAATGTGGGCCGCGAAGCCCTGGCGAACGCCGAAAAGTGACTCAGCGCGCGACCAGGTGGCGGCCGTCGTCGAGCACCTGCGCACCGCCCGCAGTGGCCGGGTCCGGGCTGTCGCTGCCCACGGCCTCCGCAGGTGTGCTGGTGCGGCGCATGAGACCCGCCTTCAACATGTCGAAGCAGTGGTCTTCGGCCTCGGTGTCCACGTCGTCCGGGTCATCCGGGTCCGGCTCGATGGCCGGCACCGTGCGGATGGTGTGCTCGCAACTGGCGAAGATGGCCAGTTCGTCCAGCTCCAGCGCCTGCTTCACCAGGAGCGCGCCGGCCTTGCGACTCCCGGGTCCGGCCCACCAGGGCCGGAAGTTGAGCCCGGCGCGGCGGAACGTCTGGCTGTGGGTGTTCTGGGCGCCGTACTGCGCGCCACCCTTGGCGAATAGGTCGGGTCCGGTCAGGCGCAGGTTGATGTCGTAGCCCAGGCGCGCGTCATGGGCTTCGCGCGCGATGATGCGGGCGGCCACCTTGTCGGGCGTTTCCTTCGTGCCGGTATTCGCCAGCATGCGACCCTTGTCGTCGGTGGCGATGCCGTACAGCTCGCGCCACAGGTACGTCTTGCCCTCGGGGTCTTTGGCGAACCACCCGACGGCGTAGGGCTTGGCATACCCCCAGTCCATTGCCTGCCACAGCTTCCAATGCGCGGGGATGGGGAACGGCTTGACTATGTGCCGCTCCGGATCCCACGCGCCCTCCAGGAACGCGCCGATGTGGATGTCCCAGTCGCCATACAGCCAGGCCTTGCGGCGGTTCGGGTCCTTCGTGCCCTCCAGGGTCGCCATGTACTCAGGGTCGTTGGCGAGCAGCGTGGTGTTCTCGCGGATGTCGCCGTGCACGTAGGTGCGCTCCCGGCCGGTGTCGCCGTCGCGGATGATGGTGCCGGGCGGCACGCCCATGCGGCCGAGCTGATACCGCGCCTTCACCACGGCATGGCCGCGGCCGTAGGGGTTGCACGTCGCGCGCACCATGCGAGGCATGCCTGGCACCGAGCTGCGGCAGCAGCTGTGCATCATCTCGAAGAAGTTCAGGTCCCGCCAGTTGGTGAGCTCCTCGAAGCCGATCCACGGGTACTCGTGGCCGTGGTAGTCCCAGTAATCGTCCTCTTTCACGCCCACGCGCAGCAGCAGCTCCTCGCCGTCGGGGAAGATCCACTTGAAGTCGGCGTGGCTCTCCAGGAAGCGGGCGTTGGGGAAGAACTTGCGAAACCAGCGCTTGCTCTTCTTCACCACGTCGGCCAGCTGCTTGTAGGTCTCCCGGAACAGGATGCCGCGCCACTCAGCGCCGAAGCCGCGCCCGACGAACTGGGCGAAGGACATCAGGAGGGCGTCGGTCTTGCCCGGGCCGCGCGTGCCCTCGTACAGGCACTCGAACACCGGGCAGGCCAGGAACATGGTCTGGCTTCCGGGGTGAGGCTGCCAGGCGACGCTGGTGCTCGACGGGAGGTTCATGGCGCTCGAGCGGCTATATTGCCCGCTTCACCAACTGTTGAGAGGGAACTATGGACTACAGCTTCGACTTCCAGTACCTGCCCAAGGGCGCAGCGCGGCCAATTGATGACGGCGTGATCGTGGGTGTGGAGGGAAAGGCCGGTGAACCGGACCCGCCAATCCCGAACGTCGGTGACTTCGTGAACATCATGTCGAGCAACGGGACGCATGCCAATTTCGCGGGCCGCGTGCGTTCGCGACTGTTCAGCTACTGGGTGAGCGCAGATGGCAAGCAAGGTTGCGGGGTAAACATCGTGGTCGAGGAAACCGACGAAGACTGGGGCAAGCTGATCAAGGAATAGGCTTGCGGTCACTCGGGGGTCACCTTCTGCACCTGCGCTGACCACGCCGCCGCATCGGTGATGATCCCCGGCACCACCAGCACGCCGCCACCAACCACCGGCGCGAGCGGCTTGCCCCCGGCGCCGGTGTGCTCGATGCTCCCGCGCTCACGGTAGGTATTGGGCCGCCGGCTCTTCAGCATGAAGATCATGAGCGTGTCGCTGGGCTTGCGCACCGTCAGGAAGCGCGGGTTGCCATCGGCGTCTACCGCCTGCACCGGCTTGTGCACCGTCACCATGCGGCCCTTGGCGTTGGGCTCGCGCGTCTTGACCAGCTTCAGCGTGCCGTCCGGGTTGTGCTCGTAGATTGGGGTGAGCTGACCCTGGTAGACGACCGGCTCCTCCACGCCATGTACGGCCCGGCGCACCGCTTCGCGCTCCAGCAGCTCGGTGCCCTCCTCCAAGGTCTCATCCCAGGCGGCGGCGAACTCCGCGTCGCTTTCCTTCCAGCGGTACGCCGTCACGCGGTTGATCCCAGCCTCGCGGGAGGCCTCGCTGATCGTGGCCCCTTCGGACAGCGCCTGCAGGAAAACCAGCATGGACAGGTCGTTCTGGTCTTTTTCAGACGTTGCTTTCGTTGCTGCCTTACGCCCCATGGCTTACTTCCTTTGGTACTACTTGGACCAGCTCAGGCTTGATCACGAGGGTGCCGAATCGGCGGTTCTTGGCGGTGAGGTAGCGGCAGACGAGGCGCTCGTGGTCGTCCTTCTGCCCTCCACCGATGCGGCGACCGCCACGGTATGCGACCACCTCGGCGAGTGCGCCGGTTGGTGTTCGGACGGTTGAGCCGATGGGGACGCTTTCCACGTCGATGGGCCTGGGGATGCGGGCGGTCCGGGCTTGGGGCAGAGGTTCGTCGAACAGGTCGAGCTGGCGGGCTCGGGCTGTCGCTTCCTGCAGGCAGCGCTGTGCGCGATCGCGCGAGGACCGCGACCGGGCGAGCGCCACCGAGACGAGGGGCCACAGGCCCAACGCCTCGAGCTGCGCGCGGCATTCGGTCGAGATCGCCACCGTCATCAGGCCGCCCTCCTCGCTGCCAGGAACACCCGGCGGACGGTGATGGCCAGGGCCTTCTGCTCGTCGAGCTTCTTGAGGATCCACATGCGGCGCTGGCCGTGCAGGCCGTTGATGGGGCCCCGGTGGCATCCGCCGCACAGGGCGATGGACAGCCACCAGTTGCCCTGTTCGATCTCGTGCACCTCGGACGGAGCGGCTTCCCCGCCGCCGGCATCGCACACCGCGCAGGGCTGCAGCGCGACGGAGCGCACGTATTCGGCCTCGGCCACGGTCTGGGCCTTCTTGTTCTTGGACTGCATGGCTACTGGTCCTTCTCGGTGAAGGTGATTCCGAGTTCCACCACGCCATAGGCCTGCACCGCGACGATGAACTCCGAAAACTCGTCGTCGCTCAGCCGCTCGGTGGATTTCTCGAGTTCGGCGCCGGTCACGTCGTCGAACTGGGCCGGGCAGAAGACGTCTTTCAGGTGCTGCTTCCAGACGCGCGGCGTGTAGCGGCGCATGCCCCCTGTCGCCGGGTCGGGGAGCCAGACCTGCCACGCGAAGTCGTTCAGGATCGGGCCGTGGAACATCTTGCGCAGCTCGTGGCGCAGGTGCGTGTTCACGGTCTCGAAGATCACCCGGCCGGCGGCGCCGGTGCGCGTGTGGGGTTTGATCACCTGCTGGAACAGGTGGTTGACGGCCTCGTGGGCCTGGCGTGGGCTGGCTACGTCGTAGGCGTGTCGCATCACCGCCCCCTCCGCCGGAAGACCTGCCGAATCGCCTGGGCCAACGATTCCTTGCGCGGCTCGGGCGCCCACGGCTTGGCGGCCGGCATGGGCCAGTCACGGGTGGCCAGCTCCTCGTCCACCTCTTTGGGCTGGGGCACGTCGGATGGCTGCAGGTCAAAGTCGGCGGGGTTCATGTGGTCCTCCGTTGCATCCAGTGGGTGCGCACGCCCTTGGCCCAGGCCCACGAGTAGAGGAAGCACAGGGCGAAGATGCCCCACTGCTCGTTCGTGTAGGTGGTCCAGAACCAGAATGGTTGAGCGCACAGGCCGCTGATGCAGGCCCAGCGCTGCACGTGGGCGCGGTGGTCCTGGCTCAGGCTGATGGCGGCCACGCCGAAAAGGGCGATGCCGATTTGCTCCAGGCCGGTCATGCAGCGGTCCTCATCTGCCAGTGCGCGATCAGGATCGACTCGGCGCGGTTGTGGTCCTTGGCCCGGGCGATGTCGGTGCACCCCGGATACAGCGTGCGGGCCATGGCCAGCGCCTTGGCCTTGCGCTCGGTCTGGCCCAGCGTCGAGTCGATCAGTCCGTAGAACGACTTCCACGTCGTGGTGTTGGCGTAGGCCACCGGCAGGCGCAGGCACTCCAGCACGCACTCGATCGCGCCAAGCGTGCGCAGCAGTGAGCCCTGGGTCTGCACGCTGTTGTTCTTCCCGCCCATGGCGCCCACCGCCTCCACCACGGCCGCCACCGGCTCGTCGGCCGGGCACGCTGCCAGGATCTGGGTGCGCAGCGCCAGCCCGTCGAGCTTCCGCTGCACCAGCGCCTTCGGGCCCACGCCCGGGATGGGCATGGTCGGCAGGTCGAAGACGGCCAGCAGGCCGTTGTGGCCCAGCACGGCGCACGCGCCGGTCAGGCCGGGGTCGATGCCGAGCACGATCACAGGTCACCGCCTTTCACCCGAACCCGGGATTCCGGCTTCGGCTGGTCCTCGGGCCAGTCCTTGAAAAGCGTGTTCTCGCCCACGTACATCACCTCCACCTTGCCGGCGGCACCGCCGCGCTGCTTGGGCACGATCAGCTCGGCGATGTAGTCCCATTCCTTGGGCAGGCCGGGCTTGGCGCGGCACTCGCGGTACACGAAGATGCACACGTCGGCGTCCTGCTCCACCGAGCCGCTGTCGCGGAAGTCGGACATCAGGGGGCGCTGGTCCGGCCGCTTCTCCACCTCGCGCCCGACCTGGGCGAGCATCAGCACCGTGATGCCGAGTTCCTTGGCCAGGCCCTTGAGGCCCTTCGTGATCTCGTCGAGCTGGTAGGCGCGCGGCGCCTTGGCGTCGGTGCCGGTCATCAGGCCCAGGTAGTCCACGATCAGCAGGCGCAGCCCGTGACGGCGCTTGAGTGCGCGCGCCTTGGCGCGCACCTGGTTGATGTTCAGGCCCACCTGGTCGCTGGTGTAGAAGGGCGTGTTGCGCAGGCGCTCGGTGGCGGCGGTGATGCTCGGCCAGTCGAAATCCCGCAGGCGCTCGCCGCGCTGCACGCGGCTCAGATGGATGTGCGACACCATGGACATGCGGCGCTCGTGCACCTCGGTACGCGGCATCTCCATCGACAGCATGCCCACAGCGTGGCCGGCCTCGGCGAAGGTGTTGCCGATCGACATGGCCAGGGCAGTCTTACCCATGCTCGGGCGACCACCCAGGGCGATCAGGTGGCCCTCGCGGAACCCGCCATTCAGCAGCTCGTCCAGCTCGGTCAGGCCGGTGGGCACGAAGGTGTTGCCGCCCTCCCCGTGCGCCTGGTCCTGGATCCGGTCGAGCAGCGCGTCCATTCCGGCGTCCGTGTCTTCCCAGTCGTCGCGCGGTGCACCCTGGTCGCCCAGGGCGATGATCTTCTGCTGCGCGTGGTCCAGCAGCTCGGCGGCGGTGCGGTCGCCCGGGTTGAATGCGGCGCTGGCCAGCTCGTCGCTGGCGGCCACCAGCTGCCGCAGCACCGACTTCTCGCGCACGATCTCGGCGTAGCGCCGGACGTTCGCCGCGCTGGGCAGGTACTGCGCCAGCTGGTTCATGTAGGCCAGGCCGCCGGCCTCTTCCGCCTTGCCTTGGTCGCGCAACCGTTCGAAGACCGTCACCACGTCGGCCGGCTTGCTCGCGTTGATCAGCGCCGCGACTGCACCGAACAGCAGGCGGTGCTCGCTGCGGTAGAAGTCCGCCTCGGTCAGCAGGTCGCCCACGCGGTCCCAGGCGGCGTTGTTGATCAGCAGCGCACCCAGTACAGCCGTCTCGGACTCGATGGAGTGCGGCGGCACGCGCAGGGTGGCGGCCTCGGGGTCGGCCATGAAGCCTTCAGGTTCGGTCATGTTCATGCGTGTTCTCGGTTGGTGTAGTTGCCCTGAACGACTTTCATGAAGTTCTCGCGCTTCATCAGCCAGGCAAGGTCACAGGCCTTCCAGTCGCCTCGGCGGCCGGTCAGGAAGTCCGACGCCTTCACGGTGTCGAAGAACCGGCCGAACCAGTCGATGGCCTCGGCAGCGTTCGAGGCGTAGCGGGTGTTGTCTTCGCGGACGGCATCCGGGCCGAGCAACCACTTCCAGCGCTGGCGCATGGCTTCGGCGCCGGCCGAGTCCTTCCACATCTCGAACCGTGGCTTCGGAAGCTCTGGCACCCTGGCCGCGAACAGAGCGACCAGCTGCTTGAGCGGGCACGGTGGGATGGCAGCGGGTTCGCCAGTGCCTTCACCCAGCAGGTCGGCCATTGGCGGCGGTGTCGGCGTCGTCGGCGCAGCTGGCGACAAGGGTGCGTCAGCACCCTGTTTCCCTATACCTGGGGATTGGGTAGTGGGTAGTGGGTAGTGGGTAGCCGTTGCAGGCGTTGCAGGTGCCGTTGCAGGTTGCGTTGCAGCAGGCGTTTCAGGCCCCGGAACCTGCAACGCTGCAACGCGCTGCCGAAGCTCCTCCATTCCGATGTTCCAAGGGGCGTGTTCCCCTCTGTCAGTGAGCAGTTTGAACAGTGCTGCCCGCTCCTGTCGGTGGCGTTTCAGGCGGTTGTCTTCGTTGGCCTTTTTCACCTCGCGCTCGGGTTCGCCAGCCGCATATGCCGCGATCAGGGCCTCGCACTCGTCGCACACCCACATGCCGTCGCGCAGTTGGAAGAACTCCTGCAACACGACCTGCAACGCTTCCGTTTCAGGTTCCGTCCGCGCTCCGACCAGGCGAGCGGCCCTTGCCTCGGGGATCGGTTCCTCGCGGTCCAGGTACACGTCGCGCAGGCGCGTGAGCACCCCGTGCTCCAGCAGCGACAGGTGCGACGTCTTCTTGATGTAGTCGCCGATGTGGCGCTCGTAGAAGTTCAAGGCGCCGCCTTCCCCATGGCCAGCGCCTCCGGGCTTTGGAACCAGATTGCCGAGTCGATGCGCGCAGTGAGCCGGGCCTGGTGTTCAGGCGTGCGGCTGCGGATCGCCTCGTACATGCGGTCACGCCACTGGCATCCGTCGTCGCGGTCACCGGCAGCGAAGGCGGCGGTCATGCGGCGGCCGCAGTCGCGGATGTGCAGGTCCAGTTCGTCCTCGCTGAGCGGCTGGCGCGTGGCTTCGGTGGTCGTGTCCATCAGATCGCCGCCTTCGCCATGCGCCGGGCCTTCACCGGGTCGCTCTTCGTGGACATCTGCACCCCGGTGGCCTTGAGTTGCTTCTGCGCGCGCTTGGACAGGCCGGCCACCACAGGCACCACGGACGCGCTCTTGTGGCCACCATGCGCACCGGCCGTGGCCTGCTTGCTGGTGAGGTTGCAGAAGATGCTGGGTCCGCGCGACGCGCGCGCAGCGAGGTCGAAGCCGTTGCCGCGGCTGATCGGGATGGTGGTGCCGGGCCAGCAGTGGGTCATGCTGCAGCCCTCAGGCCGGGCAGCACCTTCGCCAGTTCGGCGATCAGGCGCTCTGCGTTGGCCAGGGTGCGCTGGTGGCGCGCCTTGTCGCAGTCCATGTACTTGGCCACGATGTACTCGACCACCGCAGCGGCATCGCCAGTGCTCTCCAGCCACGACTCCAGGTCGTCTACGTTGAAGCGCTGGGTGTCACCATCGGACGGGTTCAGCTTCCGGCTGAGCGTGCTGGGCGCCAGATCCATGTCGGCGGCCTGCTGGCCCTGCTTCTTGTCCACCACCGCCGAGCGATGTGCGACGAACGCTCGCAGCGAGCGAAAGCGCTCAGGCAGCGCAGGCTCGAAATTCAGTGTCAGTTGGCTCATGTTTCACCTCTCAGGTGGGAGATGGCAACGGCTCTTGCTGTCTGTTGCCATCTCGAAAATGGGCGAAAAAAAGAGACTGGCGGCCATGAAGACCACCAGCCTCTCGATCGATTTAGGTGCCCTGCCCTGCGGGCTCGGGTGTGATGCCCGCGGCTGCGGGTTCTGCTTGCAAACGGAGGACGTCCCAGGCGACATCGGGGCGGAGGTCTTCACACCTCACGAGTCCGCCGGTGGCGCGCTCGATCAGCGGGCAGCGCTCTGCCGGCACACGGCGCTCGCCGGTCTTCCACTGGCTCATCAGGGGCGCGGGAATGCCCAGCTCTTTGGCGAGACGCGCCTGGGCGCCGGGCTCGGAATTGATGTAGTCGGGGAGGTTCATGCGCCGATTGTTAGCGCTGCGCTAAACGTTGTCAATAGCGCTACGCGAATTCCCCTGGTTAGCAGGGAGCTAAACAATCGCGCCATGCGAATCGAAGAGATCTACCGAGCGCGCCTCAAGATGCTGGCTGCCGAAGCTGGCTCCCAGTCGGCGCTCGCCGCCATGCTGGACAAGTCGCCTGCCCAGGTGAGCCAGTGGATCAATGCGTCCAAAGACTCACGAACGGGGAAGCCTCGCGCCATGGATCGATCCACCGCCCGAGAAATCGAAAAGAAGTGCGGCAAGCCGGACGGCTGGATGGACCAGCCAGTCGAGGACTCGGGCTACAACCCGAACGACTTCACGCCAGTGCGGCGCGCTGACGTGGCCTTTTCCAACGGCCTGGGCCAGGTGGTCTACCACGAGGACGACAAGCCGCCACTGGTGTTCCGCAGCGACTTCCTGCGCCGGCTGGGCATCGCGCCTGGCAACGCGGTGGTGGTGGATGCTCAGGGCATCAGCAACGAGCCCAAGATCGTCGATGGGTCAGTGGTCTTGGTGAACCGAGGCGACCGTGAGCACCTGGACGGCGATTTCTTCGCGTTCCGGTATGACGGGGAACTGCTGATCAAGCGCCTTCAGAGCGTCGACGGCGTGGGCGTGCTGGCCACCGCCGAGAACCCCAACTTCAAGCCAAAGACGCGGGTTTATTCGAACACGAGCACGGGCGAGATCGACGTGATTGGCCGCGCGGTTTGGACCGGATCAATGCTTTAACGGAGGGAAGAGATGGGAAGTTTCTCGATTTGGCACTGGTTGGTGATTCTGATTTACATCGTCGCAGTGGCGTGGCCACTTTGGCGAGTCGTTCAGAAAACGGGCCATCACCCCGCGCTGTCGATCGCTTTCCACATCCCCATCGTGAACATCTTGTTCGTCTGGTACTTGGCGTTCGTCAAGTGGCCCACCCGCCGCGATTGACACGCCCCCCATGCGGACAGTTGCCCTTTGGCTGATCCCGGCCAAGCTCAGCATGGCTGCGTGTGCAGCTGTTGTCCTTTCGGCTTGCACCAAGTCACCGGAAGAACGCTTCACCCTGCCGCCTAACATCAGCCCTCCAGTCCAAGGGGTCGTAGCGGCGTACGGCGACAGCACCCAGCTCGCCCACGGAATGCCTCACGCTTCAGATCGGCCAGGTTGGACGATCCTCAATCGAGGGGTGATCGGCACGACAGCGGGGCAACTCCTAGAGGGCAAAGACGGTCTGAACAGGCCCTGGGTTGAGGAAATGGCGGCAACTCAGGCGGAGCTTGTGATCATCAACCACGCGCTGAACATCAGCGGCGGGACCACGAACGAGGACTACACGCGGCACCTGTCGACCCTTGTTCGTGTGGCACTGGCGTCCGGCCGCAGCGTGATGCTGGAAACGCCCAGCGGCGGAGTGCAGGCACATGGGGAATTCGATGTGCCTGCGTTCGAAAGGCGCGTCGAGGTCATGAAGGAAGTCGCCAAGAAGTACGGCACCAGCCTGTGTGAACAGCCCAATGTGCCCCTGGTTGACGGCGTGCACCCCTCGTCTGTGGGCTATGCCATCAAGGCCGAACGTCTCGCTCAGTGCATCGGCGCTTTCAAGGCCACGGCTGGTCTCAAGTCGTGATCGCTCCCCTTCTCTGCCTCGTGGTAGCCATCAGCGACGGCGACACCCTCAAAGCCCGCTGCGGCGCGCCCGGAGCCTATGAACAGGTGACGGTGCGCCTCACCGAGATCGACGCACCCGAGAAGAAGCAGCCCTTCGGCGAGCGCAGCCGCCAGCACCTGGCCGACCTGTGTTTCCAGCAGGAGGCAACCATCCGGGCCGCCGGCCGCGATCGCTACGGGCGCACCCTTGCTCGTGTCGAGTGCCGCGGCCAGGACGCCAACCTGCAGCAGGTGCGCGCCGGCATGGCCTGGGCGTTCAAGAAATACCTGACCGACCCGGCTGTGGCTCGCAAGGAAACGGCAGCACGCGCTGAGCGCATCGGACTGTGGGCCGACCCCACCCCGATCCCGCCATGGGAATGGAGGCGAAAGCCAACCCCGTGATCTGCCCGCGGCCTGCGGGCTTTTTTTCGTCTGCGAAAAATATTTAGCGCTACGCTATTGACGCATCATTAGCGCTGCGCTAAATTCTCTCCATCGACTCCAGATCGGGGTCCGCAAAGGAGAGAAGCATGAATCAATCGAACGAATACAGCGGCGACATTCCTGTGTCGTTGGCAGTTTCCGCCTTTTCCCTGGTGAGCTTCACGCCGGAGCAGCGTGGCGAGCGCGCCCGCAGCGACTACGCGGCCCTGCTGGCCGACGATCTCGCGGCCTTCGCCGCCGCAGCCGAACGCGGCAACACCCAAGCACTCGTCGCCGAAGAGTTCGCCCGCTACCGGGATGGCCTCCGCCGCCGCTACATCGCCTACCTGCAGTCGAGCAGCCGGTGCGTCTCTTCCTTCATCGTCGGCCCCTCGAACTTCCCTGTCGCCAGGGCGCAGAAGCGCTCCGCCGTCGCCGACCGGCGCCTCAATGACCTGTTCACCTGGCGCGAGATGGCCAAGCGCGCGGTCATGCGGCGCCTGCGCCCGGACCTGCGGCCGATCATGGCCGGCGATGCCGACGCGCTCGACCGGCTGGCTGCAGAGATCAGCGAGGCCCAGCGCCTGCAGACGCAGATGAAGGCGGTGAACGCCGCGCTGCGCAAGACGGGCAAGGCGGGCAAAGACGCGCAGACCGCCGCGCTGATCGACCTCGGCCTCTCCGAAGACCGGGCGCGCGAGCTGGTCAGCCCCAAGTTCGAGAGCACCTACGGCCAGGGCTACCCGTCGTTTCGCCTCACGAACAACCAGGCCAACATCCGCCGCATGCAGCAGCGCTTCGAGCAGATCGAGCGCGCGGCGGCGATGCCCGTGACCGAAGCACAGGGCGCCAACGGCGTGCGGATGGAAGACGACCCGCCCGCCAACCGGGTACGGCTGTTCTTCCCTGGCAAGCCCGCCGAGGAGGTCCGCACCAAGCTCAAGTCGTGCGGCTTCCGGTGGGCTCCGAGCGTGGGCGCATGGCAGGCCTTCCGGAACGCCACCGCCATCGGTGTGGCCTCTGGCCTCGTTGCTCAGGGGGCCTGATGTCCCAGATCACCATGGTCATCGACAACGTGGAGCGCCGGGAGAGCTGCCCCCGGCTGTCCCCCCAGCAGGTGGACGAGGCGCTGGACGCTGAGCGCCGGGCCGAGAACGAAGCGGCCTACGAGCACCACATCAACGCCGCGTGCACGGCCATTCAGCGCACGCCGTTCGACCTGGTCACCCCGGCCTTTATCGGCTCGGTGCTGAACACCCTGGCTTGCAAGGCGCAGGAAGCCCACCTCCCCGAAGTGTGCGAATCGCTGGAGATCCTGGCCGACGAGGTGACGCCGTGAAGGGCCACACCTTCCCCCTGGCCATGCTGCTGGCCGCGTGCGGCGGTGGCGGCTCCAGCACCCCGACCGAGAGCAACCTGCCCGCGCCGGTGGTGCACATCGTGGCGTTCGGTGACAGCACCCAGGCCGCGCACGGCAACCCGCATGCGGCGAGCCGGCCGGGCTGGACGATCGAGAACAAGGGCATCAGCGGATCGTCCACGGCCCAGTGGCTGGCGAAGTGGTTCGACGAACTGGCGGCCACCAAGGCGCCGATCGTGATCTACAACGGCGGCCTGAACGATGGCGGCCTGACCCTGGACGAGTACAAGCACGCGCTGCGCGAGCTGGTGCGCATCACCCGGGCCTACCGCAAGCAGCTCATCCTGGAGCAGCCGAACAACGCGGCGGCACACGCCGGGTTCGACCTGGCGAAGTTCAACGAACGCCGCGCCGCCATGGGGCCGCTGGCCGCCGCCGAGGGCGTGTACTTCTGCGCCCAGCCGGATGTGCCGCTGGCGGACGGCGCCCACCCTACCGCTGCAGGCTACGAGGCGAAGCAGAAGCGCCTGGCTGCGTGCATCGGGGATGCACTGTGAACGCGCCCGCCCGCACCTGCGACCAGCTGGGCGTGTGCCAGGACCGCACCCCGCGCGGCGCTGGATGCAAGCAGTCCGAAGGCGCGCGCACCGTCCAGACCCTGCTGCGCGAACTCTCCAAGCGCCCCGAGCTGCCCCTGGTGCCGGCGTTCAAGAAATGAGCCGCGCCGTCCTCAACGTGTCGACCGCCGTGGTGCTGGGCATCGCCCTGGCCTACGGCCTTCTGGAGTACCTGTCGTGATCATCTTTCGCCTCTTCGCCTTCTACCGCCGCAGCGGCCTGCCCTTGTGGCCGGCCATGCGCAAAGCCATCCGAGCCGCTCGGCGCACGTACTGATCAACCCACCCGCAACCACTGGAGACCTTCATGGCCCTTCGCATCCTTCGTTCCTCCGACCCGATCAAGGTCGACCGCCTCAACCTCTGCCTGTACGGCCCGCCCGGCGTGGGCAAGACCTCGCTGGCGTTCACCGCCGCGGCCCCGCTGCTGCTGGACTTCGACCAGGGCGCCCACCGCGCGGCGAACCGCAAGGACACCGTGCGCGTCACCGCATGGGAAGACGTGGCCAGCATCAAGGCCGAAGACTTGGAGCCCTACAGCACGGTGGTGGTGGACACCGCCGGCCGCGCGCTGGACCAGCTCACCGCCGACATCATCCGGCGCAACCCCAAGGCCGGCCGCGGTGGTGCACTCACCCTGCAGGGCTACGGCACGCTGAAGGCTGAGTTCGTGGCCTGGCTCAAGATGCTCAACACGCTGGGCAAGGACGTGATCCTGATTGCCCACATGGACGAGCAGCGCAACGGTGACGAGATCGTCGAGCGCCTGGACGTGCAGGGCGGCAGCAAGGGCGAGATTTACAAGGCCGCCGACGCCATGGGCCGGCTGGTGATCCGCGAAGGCAAGCGCCTGCTGAACTTCTCGCCCACCGATGCGGCGTTCGGCAAGAACCCCGGCCAGCTTGAGCCACTGGAGATCGTGCACCCCGACCGCGATCCTCAGTTCCTGTCCGGCGTGGTGCAGTCGATCAAGGACCGGCTGAACTCGCTCACCGAGGAACAGGCCGCCGCGCAGCAGGTGCTGGTGCAGTGGCGCGAGCGCATCGCCGGCATGGGCAGCGCCAAGGACTTCAACGCCGCGCTGGCCGAGGTGAAGCTGGCACCCAAGGCAGCCCAGGCCATGCTGGCCGATGCCGCCAAGATCAACGGACTGACCTTCGACGCGAAGGCAAAGCAGTACACCGAGGCGGTGACAGCATGAGGTGGCGTGTCTCCAACGTGGAGGCCTTCCGCAAGTGGGAGGCCGACGAGGAAGCCGAACTGGAGCCGTTCGTGGACGAGCTGCTGCACGGCTTCGAGCCCTCGCCCGCCATGCTGGCCGGCACTGCCTTCCACAAGGCGCTGGAGGATGCGCCCACCGGGCTCACCGTGTCCACCCTGGAAGCGCTGGGCCACACCTTCACCTTCCGGGGCGACTTCGAAGTGCGCCTGCCGGTGATCCGCGAACTGCGCGCCTCGAAGACCTACATGGTCGACGGCCAGCCCATCGTGATCAGCGGACAGGTGGACGCCCTGGAGGGCCTGCGCATCGAGGACCACAAGACCACCAGCCGCTTCGACCCTGACCGCTTCATGAGCGGATACCAGTGGCGGCTGTACCTCGACATCTTCGGCGCCTCGCAGTTCCGCTGGAACGTGTTTGAGCTGTCCGAGCTGGACGCCCCCGGCTTCTACGAGGTGCGCGACCAGCACACGCTGGAGCAGTTCCGCTACCCCGCCATGACCGCCGACTGCCAGGCGCTCGTGACGCGCTTCGCCCGGTTCGTGCGCGAGCACGCCGCCGTGGCCGCCTGACCCCTTCCCCCACCACCAACCTGAAAGACCACCATGCGCATTGAATTCGCCGGCAAGCACAAAGCCATCATCAGCGACATCGACATCCAGTCCCTCAAGATGGGCCAGACCGACGTGGTGCCAGCCGTGTGCCTCACCCTGAAGCTCACCCTGGCCAACAGCACCCTGAAGATGCTGGACCCCACCCTCCTGAACTTCCTGTTCGAGAAGGGCCTGCCAGCCGCTGCACAGCAGCAGGTGCTGGACGGCGTGCCCGTGGTGTCCGATCTGCCGCAGCTCACCGATGCCGCCATGGCCCTGGGTGCCCTGAACTGGGACGGCGAGCAGACCGGCGCCACGCTCAAGATCTACCAGGGTGTGACCGGTGACCAGGACATCACGCTGAGCGACTGCACCGTGCGCAAGGTGAAGGTCGAGCCGAAAGAAGGCGGCGCCGTCGAATGGAAGATGGAGGTCTACACCGCCGACGTGGACGAGCACACGATCGGCGCGCTGGGCGTGCTCAAGAGCCTGACCCGCGACATTGAGCTCGAAGCCGCGAAGGCGGTGAGCGCACAGCAGCGCGAGATCGAGGCCGACCCGCTCACGCCCGAGAAGGCGCTGGGCAAGGCTTCGAAGCGCGGCGCGACTGCAGAGGCCTGACGCCATGTTGAACCCCCAGTTCATCCTGCCCATCGCCAGTGAACTGGTGGTGGATCTGTTCGCCGGTGGCGGTGGTGCCAGCACCGGCATCGAGCAGGCCATCGGCCGGCACGTCGACATCGCCATCAACCACGACCCCGAGGCCGTGAGCCTGCACGAGGCGAACCACCCGCAGACTCGCCACTTCGTGTCGGACGTGTTCGAAGTGGATCCGCTGGTGGTCACCGACGGCCAGCCGGTGGGCCTGCTCTGGGCCAGCCCTGATTGCAAGCATTTCAGCAAGGCCAAGGGCGGCAAGCCCGTGAGCAAGAAGATCCGCAGCCTGGCCTGGGTGGTGGTGAAGTGGGCGAAGGCAGTGCGCCCTCGCGTGATCTGCCTGGAGAACGTCGAAGAGTTCCAGACCTGGGGACCGCTCGGTGCCGACAACATGCCGTGCCCACGCCGCAAGGGCGCCACCTTCGCCCGCTGGAAGCGCAGCCTGGAGAGCCTTGGCTATGTGGTCGAGCACCGCGAGCTGCGGGCCTGCGACTACGGCGCGCCCACCATCCGCAAGCGCCTGTTTCTGGTGGCGCGGCGCGATGGCCAGCCGGTGGTGTGGCCCGAAGCCACGCACGCGGCACCGGACAGCCTGCCGGTGCGCCAGAAGAAGCTAAAGCCATGGCGCACGGCCGCCGAGTGCATCGACTGGAGCGTGGCCGCGCCCAGCATCTTCGAGCGCACCCGGCCACTGGCCGACGCCACGTGCAGGCGCATCGCCAAGGGCATCGTGCGGTACGTGATCGACGCGGCCGAGCCGTTCATCGTGAACACGGCGAACAGCAAGACCACCGGGAGGGCCCCGAATCACTGGCCGCTCACCGAACCGCTGCGCACCGCCACCAGCGCGCCCGGGTTTGCTCTGTCTGTGCCCACCATCATCAGCATGGGCTACGGCGAGCGCCCAGGCCAGCAACCGCGCGTGCCAGGAATCGAGGTGCCGCTGAGCACGATCACGGCGCAAGGCCAGCACCAGGGTTTGGTGTCGGCATTCCTCGCCAAGCACTACACCGGCGTGGTGGGCAGCGACTTGGGCGCACCCATGGGCACCGCCACCACGGTCGACCACCACAGCCTGGTGGCGGCCAACCTGATCCACATGGGCCACGGTGAGGGCAAGGACGGCACCAAGCGGTTCAGCCACGGCGTGCGCGATGTCGAGCAGCCGCTGAACACCGTGGCGGCCAGCGGCATGCCCGCCGGTATCGTCACCAGCCACATGCTGAAGATGCGAGGCGACAACGTGGGCAGCGGTGCCGACGAACCCCTGCACACCATCAGCGCCCAGGGCACCCACCACGCAGAGGTGCAGGCCTTCCTGATCAAGTACTACGGCACCGATCAGGATCCAGCACTGCGCGAGCCGCTGCACACGGTCACAACGAAGGACCGCTTCGGCCTGGTGATGGTCAAGGGCGAGCCCTATGCGATCGTCGACATCGGCTTGCGCATGCTCACACCGCGCGAGCTCTACCGAGCCCAGGGCTTCCCCGAGACTTACCGCATCGACCTGGGCGCCGATGGCCGCCCGCTGACCAAGACGGCCCAGGTGCGCATGTGCGGCAACAGCGTTTGCCCGCCGCTGGCGCGCGCGCTGGTGGCCGCGAACTACGCCGAAATGGTCAGCGTGAGGGCCGCAGCATGAAGACCGCACACCGCCGCGCCGCGCACGCCAAGCGGGAGCTGCCCAAGTTCTGGCAGCCCACCATCACCGCCGCGCAGGTGTCCACCTGCAAGCTGGCGCACTGGGATCTGATCGAGCGCTTCACCAGCGGCCGGGCCACGCAGGGTGACCTGCTGGACTGGATCGAGACGGGCCTGACCTACATCGAGCTGATGCGCCTGCTGGAGGCCGACGGCACGCCCTTCACTGAAGAGGCCAAGGCCGCGATCGCCGAGCAGCTGGAAACCTACACCGGCGTGCTCGAGCGATTCCGCACCACCGGGCGCGTGGGCTTCAACAGCGCCCAGCTCCTGACCGCGCGGGCCGCCGCCGAGGTGATGGACCAGCTCATCGAAATGGACCGCTTCGGGTTCGCCGTGCGCGCGGCCCTGTGGTCGAACGCGCAGATGGCGCGCCTGCAACTCTCCAAGGAAACGCCATGACCTTCGTCGACCTGGTCCTTGATGGGGGCGAACTCGTGCGCGTGGAGTGCCCCACGAAGCACGAGGACGAACTGCACGACTCCCTGGAGCACGCCATGAAGCGCGGCGACTGGTGGTGCCCGGGACGGTTCGCCGGCTGCTCGGCCTCCTACCTGGGCATGAATCTCACGCGCGTGGCCATGCGCCGCGTCGTCGCTGTCCTCTGAAAGAACACCATGACCAACACCAATGACCTGACGCGCCTGGCCGAGCAATTCAAGGGACGCGCTGACGATTGCGGAACGCTCGCCCGCGCCATCCTCGCCGACCGAGAGCGGCAGGCCGGTGAGGCGGTGGCGTGGGAAGGGGGCGAAGGCTGGGAGCCTCTGGCGTGGGAGTTGTGCGCCGAAGAAAACGGCGAAGAGTCCTGTAACGAGTTGATCTGGGAAGGCGGGCCTGCTCCCGAACCGTGGGGCGAGCGCTGGCTGAAATACGAGGACGAAGCCAAACGCCTGATCAAGCTCGTGCACAAGCATGCCTCCCTTCCTGCTCCCCAAGCAGTGCTGGCCGACAGTCGTGCACTCGCCCTGCTGCGCGAATCCCGCAACACGCTGCTTATGTGGAGGGACGTGGCGCCCGCTGTGAGCCTGCTTGACGACATCGACAAGTTCCTCGCCGCCGCACCCTCTCCAGATGGCAAGGCCGAGCAGGATCGCGTCCCCTCGAAAGAATGGCTTGCCGAAAAACTGGCTATGGGGCCGGACGATGAGTGCGCTGCCGGTCAGCCCAAAGCAGCCAAACGGCCTTGTGACACGCCGCCTGGTTGCAACGGCTCGAACTGCCTTGAATGCGATGACTTTGCTGCCAGCAAGGCCGAGCAGGCAGAAGCGCCGAGCGACAAGGACCGCGCCGATTACTGGCAGGGTCGCGCAATCGTCTCCGAGAGGAAGCTCGCCACCCAGCCCACGGCCAGCAATGCGGGAGAGCGGGAGGCGTTCGCGTCGTGGATCATCCGTGAGCACCCAGACCTCGTGCCCTGGCTGTCGGAGACGGAAGGGGCCCCAGATACCCACAGCGGGCTACATGCGATGCACCTGGGCTATCGCGCCGCCCTCGCCACCAAGCCGCCTGCCGGGGAGCAGAAGCCGGTGGCGCGCCTGCTGACCGCGCAGGAGGTGCAGCGATGCACGCTGGGCCTGGGTGGGCAAGCATCAGCTTCCGCTGTGCAGCGGCAGTTCGCTTCGGTCAACGGCGTGAGGATCGAGGGTCAGGAGACCGCCGCTTGCGCGCAGTGTGGTGGCGCAGGGTCGATCACAGCAACGGATGGCACGGGGCCGTACAACTGCTTTGCATGCAAGCCGCAGCCCGAGCAGGTGGCGCAGGACAGCGCCTATCCGAGTGACATCGAGATTGACGTGCCGCCCATTGACTCGCAGTGGGGCCACTCCAACGGCGACACCTACACGGTGACCGGCTACGCGGACATGTTCAGCGACAGCCACCAGCGCCGCCCGCCTCGCATCATCTACCGCAGCGCCAAGACTGGCCGCGTCTGGTCACGCGAACACAGCGACTGGCACCGGGCAATGAAGCCTCTGGGCGCAGCCCGCGCCCGGGGTGAGGGAGCGCGCCATGACTGAGTTCGAATTCTTGGACAAAGAGTTTCATCGGCTCAACGAGGCACGCGAAGCCCTAGCCCGAAAGGGAAAAGACACGCCAGAAGGCGCAATGGCCGAGTGCTGGATGCTCGCGATCAAAGGAACGATCCGCGACTACTTGGCTATGCGGCAGCAGAAGGAGCAAGACCAATGACCAACCCATCCCACACCGAGCTGGCAGCGCTCTTGCCTTGCCCATTCTGCGGCGGAGAGCCATGGTTTGAGGGAGACGCCGCTGAGTGGCATGACGACAGACGCTACGTGCAGTTGAAGCTCAGATGCTGCTCGACGATGACCTCAAGTATCGGCTGGAACAAAGCCCGAGACATGACGGTCAAACACCGTGATGCAGAAATGCGGGCAGCGCTGACCACCAAATGGAACGAGCGCGCCGCCCTGGAGTCACCCGAGCGAGTGCAGGGGGAACTGGTGACGGTTCGCCTGCCAACCCTGACGCCAGAGCAAGCCGCAGACGTGCATTGGGGCCTCTCCGAAGCTTTGGTTGACGCTGGCCGCATCGACGATGGGCGAATGCTGTGTTTCGTTGGAGAAGCCGCCACCCCATCCCCGCAGGCAGCAACAGCAGGGGCGATTGAAGCGGCGATCGATCTCCTGAATCAGATCGCGTGGAACAACACCGACCGCCCGCGCTACGTTGCCACCGAGGCAGTCGATTTACTCCGACCAGTGCTCGCCGCTCTCCGCGCATCCACCCCTGCAGAGAGGGTGCCGCTGTCGGATGAGCAGATCGAGAAGCTGCGCGATGCCACTTTCAGCATCAACAACCCGTTTTGCCCGGTGGACAGCAAGTCCATGCGCAAGGCGGTCCGTGCGGCTGAGCACGCCCATGGCATCGTCACCAAGGAGAGCACATGAGAGACCAACCTGAAGCGCTGAGGCTGGCGACATACATGGAATGCTCTATGGGCTGCGGTCCGATAGAGCGTTCAGCCGCGAACGAACTCCGCCGCCAGCACTCCCGCATCGAGGCCGACGAAGCGCTGATGCGGACTGCCCTGTATGAGCTGAGGAAGTGCGTCGATTGGCCTTGCGCAAACGCCGCAACAGACGAAGCCATCCACGCCCTGCGCGCCCGTTTGGAGACCAGCAATGTCTGACACCACCCCCATTCCACAAGCAAGCGAGAGGGAGCTGCTGCCGTGCCCGTTCTGCGGCATGGTGCGCTCACTCAAGGTCGTCAGCGCCGAGGAACTTGCAAACGAAGGTGACGACGACCAAGATCCTTGGGAGCACTCCGATAGCTACGCGGTAGTCTGCGATGCGAGTAGGCCAGACGGCCCGGGCGGCTGCGGAGCACAGGGCGGGTTCAAGCTTACGGTGACCGAGGCAATCGAAAACTGGAACACCCGTGCCGCCCTCTCCCACCCCAGCACTCCGCAAGGGTGGCAACCGATCAGCACAGCGCCTGAGGCTGAGCTTGTCGTTGTCGGCTGGCTGGACTCCGAAGACACCGAGCACCCGGAGCGTCACGACTTCGATTGGCTGGAAGAAGGCTTGTGGCAGAAGCACAGCGCCGACCATGAGCACTTCCTGATGGTCGCGCCGCCAGGGAGTCGCGGCCCTTCCGAGAACGCGCCGTACACCCACTGGCAACGGATCGGCGCTATTCCCGCCCCTCCAGAACAAGGAGGCAAGGGATGAGCACAGATCGTGAACTTCTGGAGCTGGCGGCTAAGGCTGCTGGCGTTTCCGTGTGGACTGACATTGACGGCAACTACTACAGCGAGGGGTTTGGCGTTGCTGAAAGGCCATGGAACCCACTCACCGACGACGGCGATGCGCTGCGGCTGGCTGTGAAGCTGCATATGACCGTGCGCTGCTACATGGGAAGCCCATGCGTTCAGATAGGCGTCCCTGGGAGGCCGAACGCCTATGTCGATGAGACCGACCAAGGCGACCCAGCCGCAGCCACCCGCCGAGCCATCGTGCGCGCTGCCGCTGAAATCGGAAAGGCCATGCGATGACAGCCGCCGAACTGATCACCGAACTCCAGAAGCACCCGCCCGGCAAGGAAGTGATGGTCTGCCTGCGAACCGTCACCATGCTTGGCGAGGAAGGCGACTGGTCCGAGCGCCTGACCGAGGAAGACGCCCTTGCTGCCGATGACGTGCGCAACGAAGGCGGCTTCGTCCTGATCTGGGGAGGTCGGCCATGACCAAGCTGCTCTTTCGATTGTTGCTGCTGGTCGTAGGCCTGCTGTTCCTGTGGCACCCAGACACCCGCGCCCAGTGGGCTAAGTGGTGGCGGATGGGAGGTCTGTGATGGCCGAGCGCCCGATTCTCTTTCAAGGCGCCATGGTGCGCGCCATCCTGGACGGGTCGAAGACCCAGACGCGGCGGGTGTGCAAGCCAGCGCAGTTCTACTCGCTTTCGTCCGTTGTCGAAGTGCCCGATCCGCTGGAGAAGGGCCAGCTGTACAACGGCTCACACTTCGGCGACGAAGATGGCGAAGTGCAATTTTCCAGCCCATACGGCGGCCGCAGCGACCGGCTGTGGGTGCGCGAATCTCACTGGTGGTTCAAGGACGAGCCGGACCACGAGACCGGCTACTTCCCGCCGAAGCTGACCATCGAGGACGTGGAGTACCGCGCCGACGGCGATGACGGCCGCAAGGTCTGGCGCCCGAGCATCCACATGCCGCGCTGGGCCTGCCGCCTGGTGCTGGAGGTCACCGCCGTGCGCGTGGAGCGCCTGCAGGACATCAGCCGCGGCGATGCGATGGCCGAAGGATGCCCGTTCCCGAACATGACGCAAGGCGACGATCCGCGCCGGTGGTACGCCGGGCTGTGGGAGCAGATCAATGGCGCCGGATCATGGACTTTGAATCCGTGGGTGTGGGTCGTCTCATTTCGGAGGCTGTGATGCGATCAGTCCACGCCCACTCGGTCCTCGATGCAGCCATGAACCCAATCCCGCACGGCGTCCTTAAGTGCCTCTCCCTTCAGCCCATCGGACACCGAGTTGCGAATGAAGGCGTGGTAGCTGCCGTCCACCTTCCGAACGGCTGCATCCCACGAGGTGGACGTGTAGGTTGCGTTGAATGTGAACTGCGCGCCGTCGCTCTTGCGCGTGTAGAAGCCGCTAACTTCCTCCATGGGTCCCCTCCATTTGAAAAGGCGAGTACGTCACTCGCCCAGGTGAGTGCTGGTGAATTCGTCCATCTTTCCGCGCAGATCTTCCGCGCGCGCCTCCAGCGAATCGGCCCTGTCGAGTTCGGCGATCGACGGTCCTTCGCCGGAGCGGAACTTCGCCGTGCACAAGCCGCGCGCGGTCTGGGCGTCGACGTGCGCCTCCGCCCACTGGTCGTGCAGAGCCGACCACCGCTTCCTGACTTCGCTGACATCCATGGCCATCTCCTTTGAAGACACCAGTATGAACGCTGTGACCATCCCATGGCTTTCCGACAGCGAGGTCGACGACCTGTGCGCCGGCCTGACACAGAACGCCGCCCGCGTGAAGTTCCTGCGCAGCCAGGGCCTGACGGTGACCACCAAGCCCAATGGCCGCCCGCTGGTGATGCGCGACCACGCCGAGCGCGTGCTGTCGGGCCTCCCTGCCCCTGTCCAAGGCACTGCCGTCAATCCCGCGCCCGCCGGCGCCAAGCCCAATCGGTCGGCCCTGGTGCTGGCCTTCCAGAAATCGGCCCCTTGAGGCCAGGAGCTACTATGCCGCCCATGGGCCGCCGCCGCAAGAACCCCGATTCCGGACTGGAGCCGCGCGTCTACATGCGCAGCGGGTCCTACTACTACGTCCACCGCACGGGCAAGTGGGAGAACCTGGGCCAGGACATGGCCGCCGCCAACGAGAAGGCCCGCCTGTTCAACGACCCGGAAGGCCAGTACGGCACCATGGTGCACTGGCTGGGCCTGTTCCTCGTGGACTGCGAGGCGCGCGTGAAGGCCGGCACACTTTCCCAGCGCACGCTCGATGACTACACCGACGCCATCAAGGGCAACAAGGCGCGCGAGGGCGCGCTCTCGCTCTACTTCGCGCCCCCCATGACGCCGCTCGACGTCACGCCCGCCAACATCCAGGAGTTCCTCGAGCTGAATGCCCAGTTGGGCCGGCCAGTCCCAGCAAACCGCGAGAAGGCCGCCCTCTCCAGTTGCTTCGGCTGGCTGCTCCGCGGTGAGAAGGTGCCCGGGCTGATGGTCAACCCATGCCTGCGCGCCAGCGGCATCCAACGCAACCCAGAGGCGAAGCGGGACCGGTACGTGACACATGACGAGTACCGCGAGGTCTGGGCCGTCGCCGGCACTTCCGTGCGCCTGATGATGGCCCTCACCTACCGCACGCTACAGCGGCCCGAGAGCGACATCATTGGTTGGGACAACCGCGTGCTGGCCACAGTGCACGGCCGCCGCGTGCTCAAGTTCCGCCAAGGCAAGACCGGCAAGTGGATGCAGGTCGGTGTCGACGACGAGCTCAACGATTTGATTCGCGCGAGTCTCGGTGACGTGCCCAAGTTGCGCCAGGCGATCGTGCGCACGCGCGACGGCGAGCCCTACACCTATGACGGCCTGAGCGCGATGCTCAAGCGCTGCATCGCCAAGGCCAACAAGGCACGTGCGAAGAAAGGGATCGAGGCCATGCCGAGCTTCGGCTTCCGTGACCTCAAGGGCAAGGGTGCCACCGACATGTGGCTGGCGAAGGTGCCGATCGAGGAGATCCAGGCCCTCTGCGGCCACGAAGACAAGGCGACCACCGAGATCTACGTGAAGCAGAGGTGGCGTGAAACCGTGGAGCCAAACCGCGTAGCCATGTGATGATCGCCAGTACTGGATATTGGAAGCTTTCCAACAACTATCCAACAGGCAAGAAAAAAGCGCCTTGACCGCAAAGTCAAGACGCTTGATTCATAAGGTAAATTCTGGCTCCCCGACCTGGACTCGAACCAGGGACCTGCGGATTAACAGTCCGTCGCTCTACCGACTGAGCTATCAGGGAACAGCCTCGAATTATAGCGTC